TTCCTCTTTGTCTTGTGTTGCGATAAAGTCCCACCATGCTTGAGTTTCGATTGTTGAGTTGTTGTACGCTTTGTACATTTTTTTGATTAGATTTTTCATCTTGATTTTGTTTTAGGGTTTTAAAATTATTTAGCAATTCTTTTTAAATATAATTCAATAGCTTTTTGTTGTCTTGTAGAAGATGTTGGTTCAAGTTGTATTATTTCAAAATCTTTTTGACGCTTCATAAACCATTGCAATTTAGTTAAAGCATTAATCTTATCCCAAGGATCATTTGCATTAGCTAATTCATTTGTCCAATACTCAATTTTTTGAGTGTAACCTGTTTTGTTTGATGTTCTTTTCATATCGTTTATATGGGGGGGTTGTTTTATCCCATACCTAAAAGAACAAAAAAAGTATTAAAAAAACAAATTTATTTTATTTTTTTTTAAAAGGGGTTAATTAAGGCACTCAGGGGCATAATCTGTTCTGGAACGATTAATGTATTTCGGGGCATTTCGGGGCATTTCGGGGCATTTCGGGGCATGGTGGGGAATAGCAGGGAAAAGTCCCCAACAATTCCCCAACAATATTTAAACAAAAAAAGGGACACCATTTCTGATGTCCCTACCTAAAACAAAAACGATAGTCAAACGCTATGAAAAAACTACCTGAACAAATGTAACACTAATCTTTTATATATAAAAACCAAATAAAGAATAATAATATAATTATCAAAGGGAAAATATAGATTAATAAATTAACAGGTTCGGTTTGTTTATTTAATTGCCTGTGTTCTAATTGCTTAACAACTTTTATATTAGATGCAGAATCAGTATTTAATTTAACCACATCTAATTTAATGGTATTATATTTTTTAAATGATCTTTTAAACTTCTTTTTTGGTACTGACTGAACCTTTCCAAAAGTATCAATATGTATTTCGTAATCTATTACCTCATGTTCGATTACATATCCGGAATCGGTTTGTATGGTTTCGGTATTAATCTCAGTTTTTACCTGAGTGGTTAATGTACTATCTATTTTAACGCTATTTTCTACAATATTCTTTTTGCTCTTGCATCCAATCCCTAATATAACCATAAAAATGGCTATCGTTATTTTTAATTTCATCGTATTTTTTTCTTTTGCTTTTTAAAATGTCTTCTAATTGGTCTATTTCCTTTTCTAATGCTATTAAAATATTATCCTTACCCATTAAATGTATTCTTGTTTGTAAATTTTTTTAATTTCTTTGGTTAAAATATACTCATTTTGAAATTTATTAGGCATAGCCATCAAAATGTTTGTATTTGTACTCGGACTATTAAATGGATGACACCATCTGCGAGTATATTTTAAGTATTTCCAAAAGTACATATAAGCATTGGCTTTTGCAATATAATCAGTAACATCAAACTTATGTTTTTTTAACAATTTGTACGCTCTCTTTTCGCAATCCAATTCTAAGTCAAGACAACCCTGCAGATATCTATCAATATCCTTGCAATTATTTCCATCTAACCAACTAAATACCTCGTTATAAGATAATGCACCATGTTCCCATAGTATTTTGTTTTCGATTGTCTGCCTAAAGTGAGAATATTCATGCGCTAATATTTCGATCATAGAAAAAGATTTAATACAAACGACTATTTTTTTATTCTCATCGCAAAAGTAACCGGACGATGGCGCATTATCTCCTGTATCGATATATCTTTTATCTATTAATTCTAATGTGTAGCCATTTTGCTCTACATCTTCCTTTATTAATGATATGAAACCTAAAACATCCATTACTCTGCAAATATTGGTATCTTAATTGTTATTCCTCTTTTCTCATCTAATAGAGTAAATGCTTGTGCCGGTCTTTCAGGTTTAAATCCAATCTTATATCCGTATGCCGATAACCCTATTAGAGAGCCGTTAACGCACGAAGCTTGTGTTGGATATAGTAACTGATGGAAATGCCCAAGGAATGTAAAGTCGGCTTTCCTTTGCTCATCCTTTCGATGCAAGTATTTAATTAATGGAACTGATAATCCACCAATACCGCCTCCGTATTTTAAGGCATCACCATGAAAGAACCTTAATGTCTTTCCAAATGCCTCAATATAACAATCATCTGAGATAGGAATATGAAATTTAATTCTTTTTTCTTTAGCAAAGTAATCTTGAAGATCACAATACATTCCAAACTCATAATTATTTTTATATCCGGTAGATGCCATCATCTTTTTTGTTGTCCTGCTATGGTTTCCAATAGAGCATGGGATAGTAAAGTTTAATTTTGAATGCTTTAATAGAAATTCAATTCCTGATATTAACAAACGCTTTGCAAATCTTGTAGCTTCGATTGGGGATAGGTTATTGCTTTCTATTAATTCATCATGGATATATCCTGATATAAAATCCCCACCAAGCCAAATAATACAATCTTCTATGGTAATATCATTAGATTCTTTTTTTATACACTTTAATATATTTTGGAAAATAGTAAATGCTCTTTTTTCTGCAATCTTTAAATTATACTCATTAAATCCACTTACTTGTCCTGCTAAAACATTTTCTTCTAAATGCCAATCTGATAAGCATATAATAGGAATTGCTCTGCTTGTATTTGTTTGTGGAGACTTTTCTATTTTAAAAATTTCTATTGGCTCTTTAATAGATAATAAATCATCGTATAATTGTTCCTGTTGAGTTAATTTTTCAAGTAGATAAATATTTTTTTTATTTAAATCTTGCAATTTAGAATTTAATGCTCTTATCTTTCTATCTTCCTGTATAACATCTTCAATATTTATTTCTTTTTTAATTGGATCTAAATCTTTTGATTCGACTATAGTGCCATTAAAATAAATTTTAACAAAATAATACAATCCATTAAAGTGTTCTTTATTTAATTCCGGATAAGAATCAATAATTGTATTAGTAAAGTTTTTTTTATTGCCGTTTAATTTTTGATAAAGATGCAGATTTGGTTCTACATATTTAAGCCATTTTGATTCTATCATTTTATTCTAAGGATTTGGTTTCTATTTTTGCCGTTTCGTTTTAAGGATACATGTACCCATGCCGGATTATTATCAGTTCCGAATTCCCAAATTAATTGGTCAAATTCAAGATTTTCTTTTATCCACTCGTAAAGAATTTTATTTGTTATTCCACCAAAAATATCAGCATCAATATCTATCGCCTCTCCTGTAATGTGTTGAGAGTTTTTAGCGCCTCCTATTTTTTTATTTAATTCAGGACAACGATAAAATGATGAGATGCCGATTGGTCTATTAAAATGACTTCTTAATGGCTCAAAAACATTTTGTGCTACATTAGTCATGTTTGCAATAATTTCTTTGTCGGTAGTATAATTTTTTATACCAAAACGAATTGCGCTTTGAGATTTAAATGCTTCCTCAAAACTGATGTGTCTGCTTACCATAAAATAAAATTATTTAATTTATATTCTTTTGCAGGAATTTTTTAAATAATGATTTTCCTGTTATTGTAGTTAAGTTTTCGTCTAATGATTTTAATTCCATCATTGCTACCAATCCACTTACTATTTTCATGACTTCCATTTCAGGCATGAACACTTTTTGAATTACATAAGCTACCAAAATAGATGACATATAACCAAATCCTTTCATGATTGTTGGTCGCATCTTCTTAGATGTTATTTCCTCTCCTCTTTTTCTTGCAGATAAAATACCTGTAACAAAATCTACCATTACTAAAAATCCTATACCAAATAAAATTTGAAATGTTGGTGCAAAATAAACCACCAAAAAAGTTATAATTATTTCTAATCTATTTAAAATAAAATTTTTCATTATTCTTTAATTAAATATTCATCGTTTTCGGTTGTCAAATAATTACAATTTTGAGTAACTAAAAAAACACCTCCTGCATCTTCAATATTATTTACTCGCAAATTATCTTCGAAAACTAATATTGCATTTTCCGGATTTAAATTAGAATAATTATCTTGACCATAAACCTCTAAATTCCAAACACCCTCAGCAATATTTTCATTAATTATAAAACTATAAAAATCACACTCAACTGCAGTATAAATATTTTTTACAACTTCGCATCCGTTATTTCTTGTAAATACGAATAAATAATAATCATAAAATTCTTCTAAAAAAAGAATTAATTTACTATCAGTATTTTGAATTATGTTTATCATTATGATATACCCCAAGTGCTTCTTGAATTCTCTGAGTGATTTTCGCAATCATTACAAATTGATTGGTCAAATAAAGGATTTAAATCAATATTTAATTTCATCCATTCAAACATTTCATTAGCATAATTTCTTGCCATGTTTTCCCAATAGTTTGCTTGTTTTGCATTCGTATCAAAATCAATAAATTCACTTTCCTCAGTAAATTTTCTTACAACACTTTCCTTTGTTACCTGAACTGAGTGGAAAAACAATAAATCTGCATAAGCATAGCATACATGAATTTTTCTTAAATAGCAAAGTAAATCTATATTTGCCTGTGTTAAATCATCATCTGCTATCTGCAAACATAATTCATCGTATAAATCCTGACATAGCAAAGGATTCATAAACTTTACCTGAGTATTATTTATAGCGATATAAATATTTTCTGATTCCACATTTCTTGAAAGTGGAACGATGCCGTAAAAATCTTCCTGTTGGATAAATTGACAAGGACAACAAGCCATTATGGTAAAGGATTAACAGGTGGAACAATATTGTTATTTGGTTTCTTACCGATTAAACCGGCAAGACTTCTGATTTCTTCTTCTGACATTGATTCTAATACTTTATTTGCTACCAATGGAGATAAAGCATTTATATTATCAATAATGTTTGTTGCTTTAGAATTTAATTGTACTTCTTTTGCACCATATCCAAATGCCTCACGAATTTCTTCCTCAGTAAATGAATTTGCAAATGAATCAGCAATAAATCCTAATGGAATAGAATTTGAAACTGATATTTCAGTACCATCATAACCATCCATTAGCTTAGCTAAATTATTTAATTCAAACATTAATAAATTTTGGTCATGTTTAATTACTGCATTTTGATAGTATAATGTAGCATCTGCAATTTCTTTTGCAGTTCCTAATTTACCGGCAACTTGAATACCTGCTAATACAGGAGGTATTTGAAATGCAGTAGCGATATGATCCCTAATTAAATTTGAAAGCGTAATATACATTTCATGCGATGTACTCTGAGTAAATGGGATAATTTGTATATTCCCTTCCTTTTGAGCGCCATCTAAGATTGCAAACTTTCCGCCATTATCGGCACCGGTTAATCTTTCTTCGATATAATTCCTTAATGATTCTTTCATTGGAACACCATTCTCGTCCACACCATCTAACTTATAAGGAACATAAACCATAAATGCCGGAGCAAATGAATTATCTACATTGTTTGCATGGAAGTTTTGAATTTGAGCATCGGTATAAATCCATTTTAAAGCAGAAGCATATTTTGGTTGCGAATAATAAACCTGACCGGGTTTATATCTACGAATATATTTTAATGCGCCATTCCACTTACTAAATTCTTCGTATAATGACTGACTATTAAAATTATTTATCTTAGCTTTTGTTTGAATATCATTGTAAAGATCAATTAATACTGATTTGTATCTTTTTTCTTTTGCCTCTAATACCCAATTGCTTGATAATCTTGCGTATTCAATTTCAAATGTTGTTTTATTTGGAATGCCTAATCTAATTGTAGAAAAGTCTTGTGATTTTACACTTGTTAGATAGCCATTAATATCAAATTGTAATATCAAACCTAAAGATTCAAAATAAGCCATATCATAACATATCTTCTGATAAAAAGCATCATTAAAAATTCTTTTTAATTTTTCAGCAAATAAGCTTGGTTGGTTATTTGGAGTTTCAAATGTTAATCCATCGCCATATAAAAACTTCGCCTGTGTCTCAACACAAGCATTTGCTATTGGAGATGTTTGTACTGATTTAATTATTTCCTGTGGAAAGTTATTAAACTCTCCATACCTTACAATCTGCCTTGATGTATCATCAGTTTGATTAAAAGGGGTTAAATTAGCAGGTGCTTTAGCTTGGAATAAAAAAAATTGCTCTGATATTTGTGTTAGTTCCATATTGTTACAAATTTATATATATTTAAATGCAACTATTTGTAAATAAATTCCAAATTAAAATAATTATCTACATCTATTGTCTTATAATTTTTAAAATGTATCATCTCTCCTGTAGATTCAAATCTTTCCCAAATATGATATTGGTTTTCAAATGCCTGACTGCTTGATGAATTGCGCAATTTACGATTTATATCCCTACGAACAAATGAATAGTGGTGCATCTTTAAGAAAAACAACTCAGAATGCTTTTGATAGGTGTTTGTTCTTCTCGTTGGATCAGCAAATGCAGGATAATTTTTATCAAAACACATCTTTGTTTCAGGATATATCTTGTGAATGAATGGAACAAAGTAATTCTCATCAGGAACAATCTGCTTTGTAGGGTATTTATAGTAGGTTTTTAATCCACAATAGGAAGCATCAAGGTCTATTTCATATACAAAGTCTTTGGCTTTTTTAAAGTCTTCCGGAAAGTACATCTCATCGCAATCCATTTGAATAAAATGAGTACATCCATGATTCTTTGCAATTTGTAATCCTATATTTCTTTTTATTGTTTCATTCCATTGTCCTGTTTGGGTAAGGGAAGGCATATAAAAATCTGAAATATCAATTAATTCATGTGGTAAAGTTGGATTATAGAACTCTCCTGTGTTACTTGTGTTTTGATAAATGACAATTACTAAATCTAAATGTGGTTTAATTAACTCTATTGACCTTTTTAATAATTCATCTCCATCCCAAACATTCCAAATTCCTGCTAACTTATTCATAGTTTGATATTATTGTTCCTATTATGTGATTTAAAGCCCCTACAATGCAAATTGTTGGTATTATGTACCATGAACACTCAAATAAAATAGAATGCCATACAATCGAATGTAATGAAGCCATACAAGTAAGGCATAAGCATATTGGTTTCCCAATCATTTTTGGTAATTTATCTGCAAATCTTTGGATAAAATATAAAATATTACCAAATCTTGTAGCTTGATAGAATCCAATGCAGATTAAACTAATTACAATTGAGTTATATATCATAAAAATAATGGTTTCATGTCTTCCGGAACATACTCAGGAAATATTAAATGATGTGGATGTTTGCTCATCAAATAAATAATGTTTCTTTTTTGTTGTTCCCATTTCTTATCGCCCTTATAATTTTTTGTTCTCTCAAAATCAGTATGCGGAATATATTTAAAATGATTTAATCTTTCCTTAATTAATCCTTTTTTCTTTAATGTTATATATAAATCAGTATCTTCCCCACCATACCCTATTATATTCTCATCGTATCCATCAAAATGCTTTCTTTCTACTATACAATTACCGGAGCAATGTGGTTCTCCTGTATAAAAATTACCTGATTGTAATTTTAACTCCTTAAAAAAATTAATATCAAATATGGTATCTGCATCGCAAAAAAATATCCAATCTGCATTTCCCTCTTTAGCGCCTATATTCCTTGCATTAGATAAGTGAAATCCTTTTGAATTTACCATTATTGATTTTGCCTTATTTTTAGCCCATCTATGAGCCAATTCATCCCCATAAGCCACTACTATCAAATTGACTTTAAAAGTGTCCCCAATCGCCTGTAATAGCGAATCATAACACTTCCTGAGATGTGGTAATCTATCCTTGCAGGTAATTACAATATCTATCATTTTACTATCAAATAACCAATACCACCCCAATCATTTCCATCAATGATTTCATGTGCTATAAACCTATTGTCTTTCTTTATCTCATTCCAAAATAAATCCACCCTGCAAAATAACTCCCTATGCAATGGCGTATCCAAAATATCATGAAATGCAATTATACCACCCTTACGAACTAATCTATGATATAAACTAAAATCCGCCTTTACTCCATCGTATGAATGATCTCCATCAATCATCAGGAAATCAATCTTTGTATTTTTACCGCCAATTATATCTTTTAATACATATAATGCTTTTTGACTATCCCCAATAATATAATCCACCTCTTTTAATCTTGAACGATTTTGTAAGTCAATAGAAATAACCTTATCAAATAATTTAATGTAAGCATGTAAACATCCCCCATCGTAACTACCAATCTCTACTGCAATTTTATTACTTTGCATCTCGCTTATAGCTTTTAGCAATCCGTAAAATTCTTTTGGTTTTTGTTGTGCTTTATTAGCCATAGCTAATTCTAATAATTCTTCCATGTTACGATTTGTAGATTAAAAATAATAAAAATAATTCCATTAACATTGTCAATATTAAATTGAATGCAAATGTGGATTTATCATTGCTTCTTTTAAGCATTGTAAATATCTTCTTGTATTGTGCGTGATATGGAAATAAAACGAATATCACTAAAATTAATTTGTAAAAGTTCATAATGTTCTATGATGGTTAAAAAATGCTTTATTTTTCATTCCCCATTGACATGGAGATGTTCTTAAATCTATATTATTTTTTACTGCTAAATTTGTTAATATTGATTGGTCGTGTCTATGCTCTTTAAATTTTGGTATTTGTATTTCATCTATACACTCATCATTTATTAATTCTAATTTACTACACCAATCAAAATATTCTCTTACAAAGTAACGACTAAATTCGCAATTTTTATAAATTTGAATACCGGCATTAGCTTGTAACTGAGTTGGAGGGGAATACATGCCCATTCCATAGTAACATTCAGCTTTGCAATATTCGTGATGATTTTGTCCATTATTAAATAAAATTATATCCTCATCAAGTAAAACCAAATTTAGTGGATTTTTTATTATTTCTATAGTGGAATCTAAATAAATTAAATAATCATTCTCATCTATAGTGCTAAGGGCATATTCAATTATAAATGGTTTCCATAGCCACCAACCATAACCTCGCTTAGAAACAAAGTGATTTGGGAAATGCGCCCATAATAAATCTAACTGCATTGGCTTAATAGCTTCAAAATCAAAATGTTGTGGAGCAGAACGCTCCATTCTTAAAATTGCGCTATTATATTCCGATGTGCCAAAGGTTACTATTTTTGGCATTTGCTTTTTATATAATTAAATATATTTAAGTTATTAAAATAAAAATCTTTCATCTCAGCTAATAGTTCTATGTTATCTCCAAGTGAACATAGGGTAATAAATGATTTTATTTTTTCTACAGGATTAGATTTAATATCATTGTATGGTATAGGAAATGCGTTACAAATTATTATATCCCAAAATTTTTCAGTTACATAATATTCTTGGTCTGAATTTTCCATATAAATTGATGTATGGTAATCAGCTAATCCTTCTGATTTATTATATATTTCCCCTTTGTATCTTGAATCTTCAAAATCCCAACCCCTACCATATAAATCAATAGGCAATTCTGATTCCATTATAGTTTTAACTAAATCATTTCGTTCCTGATATAGTGTTCCATCTAATGGATTAGCTTTTGAAACCACAAAACTACATGGCTTTGTCTTTACCGGATTAAAATTTAATGCTTCCTGATAATCAATTCCTGTCCAATTAAAGATCATTGGAATTAAATTGTTAGTTGGGGATATAAATTCAGCACATTTTCCATTCCAATCCTCAAAATTACTACTCCAAGTTGGTTCCTGTGCTAATACAAATACATTTTCTTTAGGAACTTTTATTTTACCATCCCATTTATTAAATATAAATAGTAAATCATAGCTATCATCAAATACAAATTCAAAATTGTACTCAATATTTTTAGGTGCAAATTGTCTTAACACCTCACTTGTTAGTCTTTTACTATCTGCGTAATTACTAACTAATCTTACCTTTAACATAATTGTTTTATTTTTGGTTTGTTTACTGCGCAATATGTAGAAAAAAATCTTTCGCAAATAAAAGTGTGCATAGGATAATATGGAACACCTGTTATTTTGGTAACTTTATCCCTATTTAATGAATAAGATTTATATTTCGTATCAATCCAAAGCATATCCTGTAGCTTTTTATCTTCCTCATCAAACATTATATCCATTAATGGATTTAGCCAAGTATTTACATAGTCTTTGTATAATTCAATTCTACTCAAATGAGCATTCTGATAAATTATTGGAGTATTTATATTAGCTATTTTTATTCCATTAAACCTATTAAATATATATTGAGAAGTTTCAATTATTCCTTTATGCCAACCCTCTGCAACCCTCCATATATTTGGCTGAGTATGGCCTTTATAAAAAGAATAAATATCCCAATTTGGGAACTTTTCAATATCATCATGTATTTTAGATAAGCGATAAGAATTTTTAGTTTCAAATTGCCATGATAATACTCCGAGATAATCGCAATCCAAATTATTGTCATATTTGATAACATTTTGGATGATGTGATTTTCAAATGCAGGTTGTAATGGTTTCCCATCGTACCATGAATTATCAAGTGGTATAGCTACAGGATTAATAAATCCTTTTGTTTTGTCATCAAAATATATTTGATGAATTATTGTTTTATTAGCCATCGATATGCCTTTGTGTAACAACTTCCACAACCAATAATTAATTTATTGCCTGTGTTTTTTTTATAAAGATCAAATAATGTTTTCCAAGCCTCATTTTTACCGGAAAGGCTCTTACCCCCATTGTCTTCAAAATACTTTTTTAATTGTTGTATATCCATAAAAAACGGCATTAGGGCTTTCCCCCCAATATTTTTTTAACTTTAGTTATTTAATATTACCCTAAGCCAAACAAATTTAGTAATATTTTTATTAATTAAAAATTTTTACAAAAAAAAGAGGGGCTCATGCCCCCCATTTCCGTATTGCTACTTTTCCGCCTTCAGCACTTCCATCCTTCGATGCTTATGCTCCGTTGCCTTTACTCCG